ATTAGGAGTAACTTGCGACAGGGGTTCTTGCCATATAGATTTGCTGTAAATCTTTGGGCAAAGTCCTTACTGCTGATGGGGTGTTGAATCTTGTAGCCCCTGCGATTGTGGTAATTCCAATAGCTATGGCCAGAACATCGTCGTCGTGCCTCCCTGCGGCCGCCTCAGATCTACCGCTCTCGGTGATAACAAAGGTCTTCAGCTCCTCAATGGCGTGACGGCAATAGATGTCGATTCCAGACCCTTTTTCGTCGTGATCTCTGATAGCTGACGCAAGTTCCTCAATGACAATGCGTCTGGTCTTGTCTGTGGTCTGCCATCCCAAGGCTTTACTACGCTTAGATTCTCGTAAATTGAAGATTTCACGCTGATAAAGGTTAATGCTGGATTCTTTGAGTAGCTCTATAAGAGCCAGTCCTGGGCCGTTGACTTCTGGGACTACCAAACACCCTCCGTAAAACAGGGAAAGTCTCTCTATAAACTCGGCCAATACGTCAATATCGACTCGGCAGGGAGGTCTGACCCTTGCCACGAGGGCAGGGCGGATCCACGAGCCGTCCGAATCGAAGTATCCAGCCCTTAAAACGACTACAGAGTGGGAATCTGGGTCAGATCCAGAGACTTGGGAGTTGCCTGTCATACAATCTGCTGAAATTAGGTATCTTCCGTTTTCTTTGGGGTTTTCCCATAACCACGCCCAGCTTTCGGCCATAGAACAACTTCTAAAGATGGGTTTTGTGAAGTTCGTTGGGACGTCGATTGTGCCGTAAATGGGGTCTTTTATGGTTTTTTCGAGGGCGGAGATCCCAGAAAGGTCAAATCGAGGCCGTCCAGAGGCTAAAAAGCAACTGATTGGGTCAGAAGGGTACTCTTGCTCAAATTGTTTAACATCTCCACCGCACTTCTCCTTGATGACTCGACGCCTCCAAGCAAGTTGGTTGTCGGTCAACGAAAACTCTTCCTGTAGGGATTGCTCCTTAAAGGACAGCTCAAGAGGCTCGGTTTCTGTTTCTTGGTTTTCCTCGAAGTTATGCCAAGCGGCGAAGATTCGGATGTATCCGTTTCCTGTTTTCCCGCTCTTGTATTCATCAAATGTGACTGCACTTTGCCAAGTATTGTAAAAAGCCCCACCAGCTCCGTTCGGGGTGGATTCCTCAATGACGATTGTGTTAGGGGAGGTGGGTACGCAGTTACGAATAGCCAATAGGATCTTCTCACCAGACCGCTCTCCAGCTCTACGATAGTGAGCGACCTCAGAACAGAGGAGGGCTTGGAGGGTCATGGATCGCCCTGCACCAGGATCATTGGCTGTCTCCTTGGCGATTCGGCTTCCGTTAGATAATTCGCCTCTTGAGACGCTGTATGTCTGCCCCCAATCGAGGTTGTCGTTTTCTACATACCGATTGACCATGTTCAGAAGGTTCTGGGAGGTATCCAGCTCGTCACCCAGAACACAGGCCGTAGCGTTTTCTGTGCTACGAATAAAGTGGGTTATGACGGCGGCCGTTATAGTGCTTGAACCCATCTGCCGAGGCTTCAAGACAACAAGGCGGATAGGCTTTTGGTTCTTCTTTAGCCAGCGGATGACTTGGGCAACGTGCTTCTGGAGATAGTTAGCCCTTGGGCTTACTAGCTTTGCGTCCTTGGTAAGGATCTTGGTGTATGTTTCCCACCACGCAAGGAAGTCGGCCTGTGCCACCGCTTCGATGGTCTCGATGGTTACTTGCGCTTTTTCTTCTTTGGCCATTGCCAGTAGACTTCGGTGCCTTTACCAGATCCGTAAGTGGATGTCTTCCACTCCCCAAATTTGTTGGCTTTCCGTTTTTCTGAAAGGCTTTTGAGCTTATTCTTCTTCATGAACAAATCTTCTAGATAGCATATTTCCCCATCAAGTACGCCTCGACTTGCTGGCGTTCTGGTGTTGTTATTGCCCTATTATAAATAATTATTTCTGGAATATATCCATTATAAAAATAATTTGGTTCGTCTTCTTCATAATCTGCTCCAATAAATTGCGATGTTGATGCCCCAGCAAATCCACTGTAAGACGTTGATCCTGTTTGATTCCCATTTAGATATATTGTGAAATTATTAGATGAATTTCTTGACGCAAATAAGTAGGTGGTATTTACGGAGCTTGCTGTATTTGATGTAACTACCCCTTCAACATTAGAGTTTGAAATTTGTGTATACCCACCACTTAGGGCAGAAATAAATTCCCCAGCACCTTGCCCCCATAACGCTCCTGCTGTTACATTTCTTGCTTTGAATACAATGAAAAGGGTATTGTCGTTTTCAAAATTAAAGCCAATCGGACCAGATAAAGCTGTTTCAAAAAAATCTATTGCTGGTTTTGAGTTTATTACTGATGAATTATAGGTTGGATAATTGCAAAGTGCCTCAACACTGTGTCCGCTTCCACTTTGATCTGCCCAATTTGTGACAAGATTGATGCCAGTTGTGCTGTTTGTTATTGTGCCAGATGGTGCTGGGCTTTCTCCTAAGTTTTCTCCCGCAATAGACCAATTAGCAAAATCTTCAGTATAGTATGAATTATTACCGTAATCTTCGCCATCTGGATCGTAAAGTTGCGTATCAAATAAAGCCCACTCAGCACCACCTGAGCTATCAATATAATTTCCATTCGGTCCAGTAAATGTTGTTAGCCCTCCAGAAGCTCTTGTATATGTTCCATTAGATGTTGTTGTTCCAGCACCGCTAATAATAATTTGACTTATAAATTGTTCTGGAGTTGTGCTTACCCCAGCATCAGCCTTGAGCCATAAGGATAGGCCAGATAAGGGGATGGGGGATGATATTCCCCCAGCCCCGCCTTGATTAGCCAACGATAGCCCAAGACCTAGCCTCATTTAGACACTCCTGTATGCGACTACTTTTCCGCTGGTAAGCGTGAAAGATGTGAAGTTACCAAAAATAGTAGCTCCAGCGGGCAGGGGAAGACTTGTTGTCGTTCCTGTCCAGTTCCCAGCTACTAATGCTGAAAATACTGTATCAGCTACCGCTTGGATTGCTCCAAAGTTTCCGTTTCGGATGGTTGTGTCCGTGACGTATTCTGCTCCACCTTGTCCGAGGGACAGGCTGATGTCTTTTGCGACTCCTTCAATGCTCTGATCTTTTGCTGATGTTGACATATATGTTTTCTCCTTGGGTTATGACTTCTTCCACCAGTCGGCAGAGTCAGTCGGTTTGTTGTTGATTTTATTGGCTAGTTTAGAAATTGTTTTTCTGGCTTCGCGGAGTCCGATGGTTAGCCGAACGCATGGAGTTCCATCTTTATCAAGGAAACACTCCAAGAACCCCTCATCGTGAAGATAGGAGATTGCCGCTAGGGCTTCTTTTTCTCGGTTGTAGCTCATATTACCCAATAGCAAGCATCACACTATGGAATTGCATTCTGGCCACGGTATTGTTCACGCCTGTTGAAGTCGGAGCGGTAGCTGAATCATTTACACTTTGAAACTCAAAAAATCGGTTTCCTGTGTTTGTGTTTGGACAGCCAGAAAGAGTAAGGATTGGAGTTGGGGGGATAATTAAATCTGCAGCGGTTGAGCAATTTGGTGCGTAGAAGTTCACATTGCCATCGCCAACATTCTCAAGAATAAATGCAGTGAACTTAGTTGTTGAATCTGAAATTCCGTTGGCAAGCGTTGTGTAGGAAGTAGGCGTCAAGAATGACGTATTGAATCCAATGAGCCTTGCCTGCACTCTTGAAGATTGGACGGCGAACTCAACGCCAATTCCGTTTGCTGTTAACCCGTTGGCATTCGCCATTGGTGCATCAGTAGTGTTTCCAGTGCCACAAAAAACGATTCTGCAAGCTGAATTTGTTGAGTTAATTACGATTTGGCCTAAACAAGCCAATCTAAACCTTTTTGAAAAATCAATGCTAGATAAGCCAGATGAAATGTCTGTGCCAATGGGGTCATAATATCCAATCTTTCCGTGACCGTTGGCAGTTGTTCCAGATTCTGCGCCAATTACAAATCTTGGGGAATTGGTTTGGCTTACAAATGAATTAGTCCCGCTGGTTCTTGTATACACCCCACCGTAACCAAAATTACTCAATCTTGTTTTTCCTATTGTATTAAATAGGTAAGAGTCAAAATTAAAATTTGCTTTTGTAAGTGGCATTGATGCTCCTATGTTATCTCCGTAACCCGAACTTGCCTTCTGTAAAGTGGCATAAAAGCCTAGTTTACTAGCGTTACTCTTGCCGTTCCAGCCGTAGCAAATACTGCGGTATGGGCAAGAGAAAGCTGTCCCGCTGGGCACTCCCAATAATCTCCAGCCGACAACCGAACTTGGTATGAAGCGGTGGTACACGCCGCAGTTGGAGAAATATGAAGCACTCCCGCCCCTTCGTTAAATACTGTAAATACCCTTCTTCCAGAGTATGCTCCCGCAATTAAAGTATTGGGAGTAGTACTTGTAAAGTTTGTGTTAGCAGGACTTGTGCCTTGGGCTGGAGTAACCGAGCCTATGATATTTGTACTAGGAGCTAATAGGGTGTAAGTATATAAAGATCCAGAATCAGTTATTGATAATGCTTGCCAATGCGCCCCATCTTCTTCGCTTGTCCAGCCTCCTACT